TAAAAATGTTTCGTTTTTTATTTCACCTAAATAATCTTTGGCACATGCATTCAAACTAAAACTATACCTGTTCTCGTTGACCAAAGCTGCTGCGATCATCGTGTCTACGATAGGTCCATTAATTTCAAATCCATTTACAAGTAACCATCCCACATCGTAAGAAGCATTATGAAAAACTTTTGTAGCTTTTGTTTTAAGAACATTCTGCATCCAGGCAGTAGTAATAGCAGAGTCCATGTTACCACCAGCATCATGATGTATTGGAAAATACCATTGTTGATCAAATGCTGCTACGGCAAAACCAACTATATGGCCATCAAAGGTAGCCCAACCAGCTCCTTTAGTTTTTATATTTGTATCTTTTGTTTCTAGATCAATAGCTATTTCTTTCGCTTGAGATAGATCTGGATAATCTGAAGGACACACCCAGTCTGAGTCGTTGTAAATAAAATTTAGTTGATGTGTCATTTTAAATAAAAATTACCAGAGATAGTTATTCTATAATCTTCGCTTGTATAAAAAGGATATACTGAATGATATTGTAATGCATCAAAAAAGAATCCTTTACCTTTCCAAGTTTTATCAGCGGGTACAGCTATATCATCATAGTAGCCATGAAAATTTAAACAACCATTCTGCTGTGTTCTTGATAGTCTTGTATTAGGTGCATTTTTTTCCTCTTCAAATGTAAAAGGTATAGACATAAATAAAACCATAGAAAATACGCCACCATGATTATGTATAGGATTATACTCATGTTTTTTCTGATAATTAACCCAGAGATCACATAATTCTATAGTAGGTTTTTTATCCCAGAAGTACATTCTATCAACTTCCTGATATTTTTTTTCGTAAACTCTTGTAGTTTTTAATTCTTGCATAAACCAATCTTTTACATCTGGTATTATATGATGAAGATTATATTCTTTTGTAATAGCACCAGCTAACTCTTGATTATAATTTTCTTTTGCTTTCTTAGATTCTTTCATTAAAAGTTCCCAAAGCCAAATAGGCAATTCAAAACCTTCAGCTAATACTCTCTCCTCACCAATAACTAATTTCATTTTATGCTTCATTCATTTTTATTGCGATTGTAACTCGTACACCTTTTTTAAAAGATAATCCTCTGTGTGGTTTACTGCCATCAAATATTACCATTCTGTTTCTTACGTAACTATATTTACCTTCGTTTTGTATCTGAAACGCACCATCATCATTTGTAGGACACACCATTAATAAACCAGTATATTTATTAGGATCTTTATGAAATTGACCATCCATGCCAGGCCATTGTATGTTTGCATATATTCTGTCTATTACTAATCTTTTTTGTAAAATTTTTGCAATTTTATAACAGAAGTAATTTGAAATAATATCTTTTGCACTAAAATCACTACTATAAAATCTATCTTCTTTTTCATTGTTTGATACTTCTTTCAAAAAGTGTGGTATCTCATGCTTACAATAATACTCAATTAAATCTAAAAGATCGTTTTCTAAAAAATTATCTACTACTATTGTCTTCATTTTTTATCTTGTAGTTTTTTCTTTTCTAACTCACAATAGTGAATTATCTTTTCTAGATCTTCAACTCCATTCTTAAAACGGTATCTACACACATATTTTATTACGTTCCCTTGAAAAAACGTCAAATCATTTTTTGAAATAAACTCAAATGGCTGTATCGTAAAGTGTTTGTAATGACTGCCACCAACCTGCCTATCTTGTGGGAAGACTTCATCAAACATTCCTTTGTTTGTCATAATTTAAACTCCTGTAGTATTTTTAATTTTTCTTCTGCTTGTGCAATTTTATCAATGAGCTTATCTATCTCATCAATGTGTTGCGGGTGCTCTCCGATTCCAACTGGTTTTTCTAAGTATATTTTTATTGTTGCATCTGCTTCAGATATCTGTGCATTGTATCTGTCCTGTAATGCTTCAATTATCGCTCTTCTAAACATAGTTCGCCTCATAAAGTTTATAATATTTTCCTAATGGAAAATTATACTGATGATAAGTGCTCAATAAGTGCAACGTATTTTTGGATCGTGTTGCTCCTGTGTACCATACCCGGAGCTCCTTGACTTTTTCAGATAGATTTTTTTTATCAAAATGTGATGGAAAGTTACATTTACTAGCTAACACAACATTGTCAGCTTCACCGCCTTTGACTTGATGTATCGTGTCTATAATTATCTTAGGTGGTTTTGTAAGATCAACACCTTCATTCATCAATTTTTTAAAATATTTCTTATCTTTTTCCTTAAATTTTCTTTTAAACACGTTACTCCATTGACCCCTCTCATCTCTCATACCACATCTGAGATGTAATTCATCAAAATTAAATACTTGATTTGGGTGTGCGAATGACCATTTTTTGCTATCCTGTGACCTGTATCCGTGATCTATGTTTAATAAGTATTCATACATTACACAGGCTTCCTCTCTTGATATAGATCCACCATCACAAATTTTGTTCCAATACTCAATAGCTAAAAACTGATTCGGATCAAAAGATTTATTGCCTTTTACATCTTGATAATACAAAGATAAATTACGAGCTTCTTGTTGCAGCTCTTTCTTAACGTCATTAATTCTAGCCAATACCATCCAGTCGCCTTCAAGATCCCAAGGAATTTTTTTTAATCCATTGCATCTATACACGCCACCTTCTTTTTGATTAGAATAAAATTCTTTTTTAACACGATTGTCACCCATGCTGTTTAATAAACACTTTGAGAAGAAGTGAATATTTTTATTTAAACGAACAGATTTTTTTAACACCAAAGCTCTTCCAGGAAAGCTTTGAAATAAAGTTACGTCTGCTCCATTCCATTCGTAGATAGCTTGATCATCATCTCCTGCAATATAAATTCTATCCACTTGTTTAGCTATTTTTACAACCATGTCCCACTGTAGAGGTGTTAGATCTTGAGCTTCATCTACCATCAAAACTTTAAAAGGTATAACCAAACCATTAGTTATGTATCTCTCAACCATGTCTGTAAAATCTAATCTGTCAGGTGTCCGTTGGCCGTTCTCAAGCTCCATTGTTTTAAATTCTTCGTATCCTGCTATGATTGATTTAAACTGCTGTAATCGTACAGCTTTTCTAGATTGCTGTTTATATAAAACCACAGGATCAACCTTCATGTTTCTAGCTCTGTCATATATTTGTAAGGACCAATTGTTATAAACTTTGGCATCATCATGGCCTTCTTTGTAATTTACTTTTACTGTTCCGTATTGTGTATGAAACATTAACAGATCTGCTCTTGGATCAAGCACAGGTATATCTGCAAACTGTTGTCTAGCTAAACTATGTAGAGTTCTAAAATATTTAAAATCATCTTCATCATATTCTTTAAATCTTTTCCTAACACGACTTACACATTCATCAACAGCTTTGTTTGTAAATGATATGTAACATATTTCATCTGGTGAATATCCTTGGTTTAAATATCTTTTAACACGTTTCAGAAGATTCTCTGTCTTACCTGTACCTGGAGGTCCAAATATTTTAATTGTCTTCCCACGCAGCTTTTGTTTTAGCGAATTTGACATCTTTATTTTTATGCTCTGTTAATTTTGGCAGACTAACAACCCAATGTCTACTGCTTATGTTTTGAAATTTCTTCTTAGGTTGCGCTCCACCTTGTTCTAAAAATCTTGTACACTCTTTCTCGTTCCAATTATACCCCATCTTCTTCATGAATGATCTAAATGTTTCTAATTTAAATCTCATCTCAGATTCATCCTTCCATATGTTACCAGAATCAATCTGATCAAATTCTGTTGTATCTTCAACATCCTCCAGGAACCTAGCCATTCTTGAATTGAATACATCTTCTCTCTCCTCATGTGCATCATATCCTTCCATATCTTGTTTGTTAGTGATCAACTCATCTAACCAATCTCTATAAGGATCTGGATCTCTTTTTGTAGGTTTTAATGGTCTCCATACAATATCAAAATTTAATAATTGCTCACCTAATAATTGTTGTTGATATAATTGTTTAGTTGATAAACGAATTGATTTACCTTGTATTGGTAATATCCAATATGGTTCTGGATATGAATTTACTTTTAATAATTTTCCAACTTCGGGGAGTACTTCATTAACTCCAATCCCAAGTTTCCGCTTAACGCATTCACTTGAAACGCAATGCATTCGAGCAATACTTGTTTTACATTTGTACGCATAGTCTTTATTCTCTACACCTTTAAATATATTTTGCAATTCTTTTGGATGCAATTTTTCTTCACAAACTTTTGACATCATCTCTCTTGTAAGTTCTTCATACATAACTGGATCTGGGTTAATCTTTTTTGCCAAAACAGCTACGTTAAACATAGCATCATTTCTACCTTCACCTTTCTTAATTTTATTTTTCATAAAATTTACTACACAAGGTGGATAATCTTTTGTTTCATCATCTTTAAATATTTTTAATTTTTTAAATTTTTCTGGTGTTAATCTAAATGATTTTACAAACTCATATAAATTTTCTAACTTAATTGAATTACATTGATCATCCATAGCAACTCTGGTTGTCATGTAAGCTTTTTGATATGGTAAATTTACAAAGTTACCTTTTCTTTTGTCATCCCATTTTTCAGGTGTAAGATCCACTTCATCTTGCGCAGGAAAGATATCTGTCGTGGTATCATTGATACCTAGATCAGAAGCAATCTCAATTAATTTTTTTCTCATTGATGCTGCAGGAACAACACCATCGATAAACAAAATTAAATGGAGTCCGTTGGACTTTGATCTGAATGGGACAAGTGGGTATTTTCTTTTTCTGAAGATAGAAATAAGGTCTTGATGCCGTATATTATAACGATCAACATCGATGACACCCCAACTGCATGTATTATCATCTCTGATAGGGACAGATCCATAGTATGATTCTCCTTTTAAATGTTGCACCCAATGATCTTTAGTCATCGGAGAAGGTTCTAACCAATGTTTGAACTCTGCCTTACCTTTTGAATTCTTTTTGCCAGTAGGTTTGGAAACGCCAAAATATGTATTGGAGCCTTGGAAGAGTTCTACAAACTCTCCCAAGGTTTTGTCAAGTAGGTCCATAAACTAGAACGGTGTTTTTGGTGCCTGTTCTTCTTTGTTATGATTTACTCTCACTGCTCCCTTTTTACAGCTTTCATAAAAATCAAAAGCTGCTTTCATCGTCTCTTCATTTTCGACAACTCCTAGATGTTCGATCTCCCAACCAAACCATGATCCAAGGTTGTTTTTTTCTAAGACAGTTTTTAAAGAATACCTCTGTGTAAATGGAGCAGGTTTAAAAAAACCAACACCATTCTTCTTCTTTTGTCTTAGTGACATCATCATAGAATTCCACTTCTTAGATTTTTTTCTTTGAGTAGATTTCATAGTAAGCAAAGCTGTTGAGGTTTTATCTGTCTCAACAACAAGCACGTAATGAGATGCAGTCTCTTCAATGTAGTTACCATTTTCGAGTCTGTCTTTACCATCATCACCTCTTGTAGTTTTGCTCATGATGTCTGAGTCAGCAGGATAAACATTGATTGGTGCAACAGCGCCTTTTTCTCTGTCCTTCCATTCAATGTATTCAAGTTTATAGTAACAAGGAACAACAGTGATGCCTTTTGCACCATCATATAGTTCATCTGTTACCGTGTTATAAATCATTCCAGCTCTTGCTTCAGGAATGAATTGACTATCACCTTGAGTCACTTGTGGTGATAGTTGTCCTAACACTTTAAGAAATGGTAATGCAAGACTCTTCGAGTCTACATTCTCAAATCCTTCGTCTGCAAATTGCTCAATGTTTAGTGTAGCAACTTGACCTTCTTTTTTTACTGTCACTTCGTTCGATTGTCCGTCTTTTGGCATACGATTCTCCGTTATTTTTTGTTTGTTATTTTTGTTTTATTTGCAATATATACACCAAACAAATCAAAAGGTAATTTCTTACCCGTCTCAACTTGTTCTCTTACAAATGCTTTTAGAGTCATTGGCTCAACTTTTTCTTTTTTGTTATAGTTAAAACCAAATTTCTCACAAACACTTATAAGCTCAGATACTTGATTATCTTGTCCACGACCAAACGATGCGGTCACAGTATTCTTAATCAAGTCTCCATGGCCTTCTCCTCTTAACCAACCAAAAGCTTCTTCCGTTCTTGATTCAGGAATCTTAGCTGCATAAAAAGGTTTTACTTCAACCTCAGTACCATCCTCTAATTTTAATTTAGAGACACCAGCTTCTTGCATCATTTCTGGAATAATTCGTTCTTCGAAATCTCTAGCTTTGTGTTTAAGCAAAGAAAGTTTTTCTTCGTCTTCTTTGATTTGTTGTTGTATTTTATTGAGTTGGTGACATTTATCAGATATTGATTTTATATTATCTTGATTAATGTCAATGGATGACATTTTTTCTATATCCATATTTTCCTCCTGGGTTTCATTAAATTATCTTCTTGATCTTTTCAATAAAAAAATTATATATTTTTGCGGATGTGGAAATACCCGTATAAAACTGAGCCGTACAAGCATCAACGTGATGCATTACAACAATCTGCTGAACAAACACAGTGGGCTTACTTTATGGAAATGGGTACAGGTAAAACAAAAGTCACTATTGACAATATAGGATACCTATCTTTTAAAGGAAGAATTGATTCGGTATTAATTATTGCTCCAAAATCTGTTTATACAATATGGGAAACTGAGATAAATTCCCATATGCCAAATGCAATAAAATATAAAATACACAAATGGAATATAGATAAACAAAAAGATATTGAAAAACTTAATAAATACGAACACCTTAGAATCTTTCTAATTAATGTTGAAGCTTTATCTACAAAAAGAGGATTCGAAGCTTGTGTAGATTATCTCACAAAAAATAAATTAAATTTTGTAGCACTGGATGAATCAACCACAATAAAAAACCGATCAGCAAAACGAACAAAAAACATTTTAGGACTAAGACGACTATCCCATATAAGGCGTATACTAACAGGATCCCCAATAACAAAATCTCCATTGGATTTATTTACACAATGTCAATTCTTAAGTCCAGAACTATTAGGATTCTCAAGTTATCTAGCTTTTAGAAATAGATATGCAGAAATGACTGACATACCAGTCGGCTCAGGCAGATTTATACAAGTGCCTAAGTATTATAAAAGGCTTGAAGAATTAGAAATTAAACTAAAACAGTTTGCAACTAGAATACGAAAAGACCAATGTTTAGACCTGAAGCCAAAGGTTCGTCAAAAAAGATACATTGAACTCGAAGGCGAAAGCAAAAAAATATATGATCGCTTAAGAACTTCGGCTTTAGCAATTGTTGAAGATAGTACAATATCATTCTCTAATAAGCTCACAGAAATAATTAAGCTACATCAAGTTTGTAATGGTTTTACTAAGGATGATGAAGGTAAAATGCTAAGATTGCACGATTCTAAATTAAAAGCATTAGATGAAGTTATTTCTGAAACAGATGGTAAGATTATAATTTGGGCTAATTACTTATGGAACATACATGAGATAATACATTTTCTAAAATCTAAATATGGTGAAGAATCAACAGTATCTATATTCGGTGAAGTGAGTGTAGAAGATAGAAAGACAGCAGTTGAGACTTTTCAGAATGATTCTAAAGTACGCTTCTTTGTAGGTAATCCTACAACTGGTGGTTTCGGTTTAACTTTAACAGCTTGTAATACAGTTATTTATTATTCTAATAGCTATAATTTAGAGGTAAGAATGCAATCTGAAGACAGAGCGCATCGTATGGGGCAGACAGGTACAGTGCTTTATGTCGACATTGTGGCTAAAAATACCTTAGATGAAGCGATTATGAAATCTTTAATAAATAAAGGCCAGATTGCGGCAAAGACTTTAGGTGAGGAAGACCTAAGATCCTGGCTCCTGTAGCTTTGTAAACTTATCTAACCTCTCTAAAAATTTATCACCGTATTCCTTTAAATCAGGCTCTGAGAGCTTAAACTCCTGATATTGGAGGTCTCGGCTACACATTGCTATTACACCTTGCTCTATGGGCCCGTAATTAGCCGTATGAGCTAAATAATAAGCACCTAGTTGAAGTTTATAATCTTCTACCCATTCTTCCTTTTTTGGCTTATTTGTTTGTTTCCAGTCGATTATACTTGGTTTACCGTAAGCAACAGCGGTTAAATCACATGTGCCTGCAAATTTATTTTGATATTCAAGACTTATTTCATTACCCCACACCTCATCAATTTTTATATTGTCTAGTATTGTTTTGGCCATCATTCTTGGTTTTGTGCCTTCATCAGTTGCATTGTAATAACCTTGACCTGTAAGATAATATTCTAGCACCTGGTGCATTTCTGTTCCAATATTTGATGCTTGTTTCATAATACGATCAGCTTCTTGATCACCAACTCGTCTACGCCAATTATTAAGTTGTCTCATATCTTTTGTGGCACTTAAGATAGTGGTTACTGAAGGAACTTTTACATTGTCAACAAGATACTTACGTCCAGTAGTATCTGAAAATCTATTGTAATGTTTGTATGGATATTTTTTATTTAATTTCACCAGACTTTTGTAATTAATACTAATATAACTCCCGCCATACCAGTAATTAATACGCCTGCAGATGTCAACATGATTTTTTCTATTCTAGCTATGTCTGTTCTTAAATTTTTTATATCATCTTGAGTTTGCTTTTGCATTATTCTGCAAAGTTTCTCATGTGATTCTATTTTCTGTAATGCGTTATCTCTAGCCACGTTGACCCTTCCTTTGTGCAATAGCAGCTCCAGTTGCATCATTTGGAAATAATACTTGAAAGTCTCTTGCATTTACTTTGTTCTCTGCTGTAGAAGGTTGTATATTTGCTAATTCATTTTGAATTACTGGGTTTTCTAATTCAATGTCATCTGTGATCATAGTCTCCTCTTCTTTAACAACAGGAGCTTCCTCAGCTTCTAATTCAGCTTCGTTGTTCGTTGCTCGTTGTAAGAAAGCGACTGCATTGTTATCTGTTTCAACACTACCTGAGCTATCTAATAAATCTTGTGCAAACAATGTCTCTGTTGTATTTTTTGGTAAAGTCTTATCATTGTATTGTGGATCTGGAACTTTACTATCAAGTTGTAATAATCTATCTGTTATTTGTTCTGGTGAAACATCTTTAGGATTAATTCTTGGTATGTCTTTATCACTATCATTTAAATAATTCATCAATCTTGCAAAGGCTTCTCTTTTTTGTGTAAGTCCCAATCTTCCTACAACACCTGGAGATTGTAAAACATTAGCTGCTGTTTGAATATCTCTTCCTTTAAAATATCTTCTTCCTAACCCTAATAATCCAGGCACACCATCACCAACTTTTTTACCCATCAATAATCTTATTTGTTCATCTGGATTTAAAGCATCGTTCCAAGCTTTCATAGCGACAGGATCAGTTACTATTTGACCGAATCTTCTTGCTAACAAAATAAATAATGCAGGTGCAAAAGGATTGATTGCAGCAGAACCACCAAGCACCATTGCTCCTGCAAAAGAATTTAAACCACCTAGTTGTAATCTTCTTTGCATAAAGGTTGATGTATCAGCAATAGGTGTATCAGAAACAGCTTTCATATAAGTAATAAATTTTTCAAACTCTGCTGCTTTAGCTCTACCACCTAACATTTCAGTTACAGCCTCTTTTCTTACATCATTTAAAGGATTATCTATTCCTAACGATCTTAGAAACCTATTTATATTAAATCTAGATGTATCTTTTGGACTAAATTTAATTTTTTGTGCATCAAGAATACCATCGCCTCTTCGAACTTTATCAATGCTAAAATCAAGAATGTCCTCACCAGCTTCTCTTGCAACCTTTTGCATAGATTGCATTACATCAACAGTCCCGTTTAAACCTGTTCGCACCATGGAGTCACCCATGATGTCATCAACCATTGTTCTACCACCAGGTTGTAACGTAGAATCAAAGCTCCTATAGAAGGTATTAAAAAACCATCTTGCTTTCATTGCATCATATAACGCTTGTCCACCACCTTTTGTTATACCTATTTCTTGTCCAGTTTTTCTTGATACTATTTTATCTGCACCTAATAATTGTCTTAATTGTTTTAATGATGTTCTATCACCGTGAGTAAAGACATCATTAGCAAGATCATTAAAGAAAGTTTGAGCCTTACCTCTTTCTATTCCGTTTATTCCTGCAAGAGCTTTGTTAGTAAATTTTGTATTATCATATTGTCTAAATATTTTTGTTATGTTTGCACGTTGATAAAAATTCATTAGTGTAGCAAATGTATCGTTTGCTCTGTACAGTTGATTTTTTAGATTTTTTGCATTATCTAATTGCATTTTTAAATTAGCATCAGCAGCTTCTTTACCCGCTGTGGCCACAGTATTGTCATATGCTTCTTTAAAAGCACGATCTTTGAAAAATTGTTCTTTAGTTAGTTTACCACCAAACGCATTTAAATCGTTCTCTAAACCTTCTCTTAATGCCCATAATGATGGTCTTATGTTTTGATAAGTTGTTTGTTCAATAGCTCTGTTCATCACTCTCATCAATTCTTTGTATTGTAAAGGTGAAACCATATCATCTAAAGAATTTAAATATCTATAATAGGTTGTTAGTGGATCTCCTGTTTGTAAAAGCTTTTCAATATCTTTAAAAGGTAAGTCGCCAAACTTATCAGTAGCGTAAGATCTTAATCCTGGGTAACTTACAGCTAATCTATCAACCATTTCTTTTGCAAATTGTTTAGATTTTGTAAGTTCAATTACTTTTGGATTGCCAATTGTCTCTGCTAATTTCTCAAAACCAGTATACGCGTCATTTATTAATTTAGAATTTTGTTTAAATGCCTCATCTGCTTGCTTGAAAATAGAGGCAGATAATAAACCTGTTTTTATTAGTGGGCCATAATTTAACACACTTGAGTTTAAATATTCTTTTCCAGCTTTTTGTTCTGCACCTTGCATGGCTTCTTTACCAATACCGTTTATAAATGGCATGATACCAAGAACTTTAAAAAACTTACTTGCAAAGCCACCTAGTAATCCAACTCCTTCTTGTGCAGTCATAACCAACGGTATAGGTAAACCTTTATCTCTTGCAATATTGACAAGCTGTTTAGCATCTTTTGATTTAGCACCTATTGCAAGTCTACCTAATTTACCAAAACCTTTTGTAAATATTGGAGTAAGTGTAGCTGCACCTGCGTTCCAAGCTAATGCTGTAAACATAGCATCAGCCGCATTGGCCATTAAATCTGTATCAACTTCTCTTGGACTCATGTTTTCTAGATCTGAAGCGATAGCATCCATGGCCGCAATACCAGCAGTTTCATTCAATGCATCGTAAGATACAGAGCCTACACCTGCGCCTAGTGTTCCGCCCAAGACAGATTTGATTTCTGTTCTTCCTAATTGACTAGCTAATACACGACCTATTGTTGGATCAGCAACTCTCGCTAATAATTTAGCAACACCACCTAATAATTTAAATCGTCCTGGTAATCTAGCAGTTAAGTTATCTGCAAAATTATTAAATATTCTCGATCTTGGAAATAAGCCAGTATCTTTGTTACCTGGTATTTTTGATTTAGCAGCACTAAATATTTTTTTTCTATCTGACACATAAGGATAAATTGATCCAATCAAATCACCTGCAAGTATTGCTTCGTTTCTACCTTTAAGTCTACTACCTTCTTGTTGTAATCTAACACCTATTGGATTTTTTACAGCCTCTTGCATTGTAGCTTCATCCCTTGCAGCTGAATCTCTTTGTGCAATTATAATATTTGTTTTTGGAGCTTTTAGAAAACCTTGATCAATTGCAGCATCTATCGCTCTTCTCTGTCTAGCATTTAACTTTCTAGGATCAAAAGTTTTGTTATCTATTGCGTCTTGTATTTCTTTTAATGTAGCCATTATAAATCCACACTTTTTAAAGTTTCTTCAATTTCTTTTAAACCAAACGCTTCCTCAACTGCTTGTTGAGCACCTTCGTCTGTATACTTAGCTAATTCTTTTAAGTTTGTAATAGTTGAGAACAACCCACCGCTTGTTGTATATAATAATTCTTGTCTTCTAATATCTGCTCTAAGTTGATTAGCTATCGCAGTTATTGAGTCTCTTACATCTTGACCACCTCTTGCTAATGCAAAAATGTTTACGATTTCTCTAGCTGCATTTATATCTCTTTGAGTTAATCTATCTTGATCTTTAAATGTATTAGCTAAAGCATAAACTAAAGATGTTTCTTGTACAGCTAACTTTTCTTGATCTTTTGCACTTAAACCTGAGAACCAACCTCTCTTACCAAGTGATCTTCGTCTTTGATCTTTGATTTTTTCAAAATCGATCATTTCTATTTCTTGTTTCTTCTCTGCTTCTGAAAGATCAACATCATTATTGATCATATCTACTTCATCTTGATACAACTGTTCTAAAGTTTTTTCCGCGTCTTTTGCGTTTTCAGCAAATAAGTCTCTGCCTGCTAAATCAGCTGCTGCGTTTCCTATTCTTCTTAAATATGTATCTAGTGTTAGAGCTATACCAGGTTGAACAAGTTTACCTTCCTCATCTTTTTGTCTAATAGTTTTAAGTATATCAAGAGTTACAGAATAAGCAGTATATCTATTACCTAATGTATCTTCTATCTCTGATAATCTTTTGTTAATGTTTTTCTGGTCTAGGAATTTTTCAAATCTACCAACAACTTGTCCATCTGAGGTAGTTATTGGTCCACCTTGAGGTACAGGAATTAGTTGTTGTTGATTTCCAACTAAACCTCCAGGCAGATATGCTGTTCCAAATTTATCAATAAAGCCATTATAATTTCTTAAGACACCATCAGTTCCTCTTACCTGTATAACTCCAGGTGTAGTTTCTGGTCTTGGAGGTGCTTTTGCTGCATCATTTAAAAATTTCATATGATCTAAAGCAGCATTCAATGATGCCTCTCTTCTGTTTTGTCTTAGCTCACCTTCTTTTAATTTTAATGTAGCATAATTGTTTACAGCTGGTCCTATAGCTTGTCCAAATACTTCAAGCGCACCGCCTATACCTGCTTTTTTGGTTGTTCCTGTTAAAAGTCCTGATGCTAAGTTTGCAAGAAATACTAATTTTGCTTGTGATGTCTGCCCCTTATCAATTTCATCAAAATATCTTCTTGACAATGCAATGACATCATCAAATGATTTATTTACACCTGTTATTTCTGGTGGTAATCCTGTTGGATCTGGCTTATCTACTATAGGATCTTTTTTCTTTTCGTCCTTTTTAGCTAATGAAGCTAATGATCTATTTATAGCTTGATCTCTCTCAGCATTCTCTGCCTGAGTATCCTCATAATTAGTTATACCATCTGCTCCAGGTGGCTCCTCACCTCCTAAAGTTTTTTCTTGAATTTTTTGAATGTCTGCTGTTCCATCAATTGATGCAAATTCATCTTTAACTAATTCATCACCCTCTGCTTGTAGTTGCTCTCTTTTTCTATTACCTCCAAAACCTATACGACCACCACCGATATTTCTTTTTCTACCTGCTGTTGTTTGAACTTTTTCTACAACTTCTGAAGGTGTATCAAATGTGCCTATAGCATCCATACTTGCTTCACCTGATATATCAGGTAAGGCTGCACGTTCAGATACAGGTGTTGCTCTAAAATCTTTAATGCTTTTTGATATAGGATCAATGACATAATTTTTTGCAGCTTGTGCACCCGCATAAGCAAGACCTGCAGCTCTCGCGTAAGGATTTAAAGAAGCTAGTCCCGTAAGACCTGTGCTAACAGCTATCCTTGCATATGGATTATCTATGTATTGTCCGACAAAAGGATCTATTGCATTATAAATACCTATGGGTGAGATGAATCTTGATACACCACCTCCTAAACCAAAGGCTGTTGTGCCTTTTGCAAAATCAATTGGATTACCTCTAATAGCACCTGGTACATTTCTTATGTCAGATGCAAGTTTTCTGAAAAAACCAATCTTAGGACCACGACCTCTGATTGCTGGTAAACCTCCAACTAATTTACTTGTTCTTGGATCATAAAATCCACCACCCTTTTGTACATAATCAACTCTACCACCAGGAACATTTTGACCAACCATAGTTCCTGTTCTTGCTTTGATTACTTTTAAATGACCTTTGTTAAGAGCTTTGTTACGAAACATGGGCCTATTTAAAACTTTGTTCATGTAAGCTCCTTATGTTTGTTTTGCACCTTGATAAGCCGCGAATGCTCCTATTCCTGTTCCTACTGCTTGAGCTAAAGGACTTTGCGAAGGTGTTGTACCCATTGTTACTCCAGATTGTGTCTTAGGACCAGCAGCATATAAATTAGCCAAAAACTCAGCTCTTTGAAATGGCTCAAATTGTTGTTGTAATGTTGTAGCTCTCTGAGCATCTAAAGCTTGTTGAGCTAATTGTCTTTGTACACCACCCGCTGCCATAAGTTGGTTAATATCACCTTGCGCCATTGTTTGTTGCTGCAATCCTAATTGACCTAACTGTTGACCAGCCGCTAATTGCATTTGCTGTTGATTCTGAGCAGCTTGTAAAGCTGTGCCAAAACCTTGCTGCTGTGCTCTGCCGACAGCCTCTAATTGTCTTTTTTGTAATTCTGCTTGTTGAACACCCTCTCTTCCTCCACCAAAAGCACCAGATCTTACAGCTTGACCTGCAAGTTGAGCTTGTTGTTGTTGAGCCTGTCTGTTTATTTCATCAATCACATATGATTGAAAAGGATTAAAAAATTGTTGAATGTTTGGATTTGCTGCTGCTTGAAGAACTTGTCCAATACCAGCAGTCGTTGTTGCTTGTCCTACGCCTGTAGTTCCCGCTTGTGTAAAAGCTTGTCTCTCTAAAGCTCCTGGTCCAGCAGTTTGTATTGCAGGTAGATTAATAGGTTTGTTCGCGACTTGTCTCGCGATATCCATCAACTCTATTTTTCTTTCCTCTATACCCGGTGCCTCTCTTACTATTTGTGTTTGTGTAGATGGCGTGCTTGGTGGGCTAGATCTACCTCCTCCAAAAAAACTCATGCTTCAATCCATTTCTCAAGTTGTACGTGTCTCTTCTTCCATCCCCATTTTTTGGAAACTCTTTCCCAACCTGGTCTTGCCATGATGCTGAGACGCTTACATTTGTTGTGTTTAGCAAATTCTGTTACTTCTCTTACTAATTGATCTTCCCAATATTCTCTTCTTTTACCTGTGCATATAACTATTTCATATTGTCTAAAGTTTGGTAACTCAGCAATTCTTCCAATACAAACACCAAAAACTTTATTTTCTTCGGTTTCGTCTGAACCAAACATTAACCAACATTGCATTACATCTTTTTTTAATTCTCTAAATATAAACTCTGGATCACAATATTTACCTGAGAATGCTAAAGCTTCTGCAACCATAAATTCTGCTAATGGCCAGAACCTTTCAATATCTTTAGGCTCTATTGGTAATACACTTACTAGTGGCTTAATTCGTTTTTTGCTTACTGTCCCCATTTTTCTCCTTCAATAAATCAAACACTCTTTTGTATCTTGCTTGTTGTTGATAGAAGTATTGGGCACCTTTTTCTCTCATGTCCTTAATGCTATTAGGATTTGCTCCTGCTATGATTCCAGCACCTAATACTCCATCTGCTCTTGTTACAAACTCTCCGTCTGCTAATTGAGCTAACATTGTATCCTCGTCTTTATCACCGACTCCAGCTCCGTCTTCCACATAACCTGATGCTCTAACATAGTTTGTTGCATCGTTTTCATCGTGTGAAACTTTTGATGGTAAATAATTTACACCACCTTCGTTAAATTTTTTTATCTCTGCAATACCACCCGTTCGTAATCTTGTTACATCAAGTGAGTATGCACCTACTCTTGGTTTGCCTATACCTTGTTGTTCTGGTTTGTATATGGTTTCATATTCTTTTTCTTGTCCGGTGTCCGGGTCAATATATTTATAATTACCTCTTTGTTTAGCTAACTCAAGATAACTCATGTTATAACCTGGCATGTAAATATCAGTAGGTCCTTTATCAAAAGCACCTAGCGCAAGCATACCACCACCAGTGGTCAAAGCTAATTTAAGTGGATCAATCTCATCTGTAAAACCACCGCCCTCAGCTCTTTTTCTAAATAACACATCAATTAAACTTCCGCCTTCTGATGCTCCAGAGCCCCCACCTGAACGTTGTGCCGCTAAAAATTTTGGACTTCCTGGTGCAACCATTCCTTGTGGCGCTCGAGAAGGTACTCCTAATGAACTCATTCCTATTGATGATGCTAACTGACTACCTGTTTGTGTTTGTGTAAATCTTGGTACAAAACTTGCTGATGCTGTATTACCAAAACCTGCTGCGCTTACTCCAGGCACCATAGCACCTAAATTATAACCTCCATAAGCACCAATACCAGCACCAAAGAGTCTACCTAACGGTGATGCTCCTGCTTCCTTTGCTGATCTGTATCCTTGATAGCCCCCGTAAGCCGCTAATGCATAAGGCAAAAATTGTAGCATTATTTATAATTCTCCTTTTAAGATCTTAAAAGAGAATATTACCATTTTACTTCTTCAAGATCAACTCATCGATAAACTTACCAGAATATGAGTGTTCACCAACATGGGTTATTTCATCTTTAATATAGGCATGACACTTACCACCTATATCCTTCCATAGTTTACAGAACCCAAAATCCTCACCTAGGTATGTCTTCTCGACAGGATCATGTATTGTATCGAAGAAGTTCCACATATTCTTTTTCTCAACCAATTTGCTGTTAATAACTGTATTTTGTTTAATAATTTTATTTGGATATGCTTTGATTAGCTTATCAAAAACTGACCTCTTTATGAGCATTGCTCCAGTAGGACTATGAGTAACCTCTATCACACCATCAGAAACTCTTATGTCTGTGTCATCCTCTACTCTCATAGGATATGAGTTGAAACATTGTGATAGTTGTTCAGGAGTTGTAATCAAACCTTTTTTTATATCCTCAAAACCTTTGTCCCATAAAAAAGCTTTTAATGGGTATGGTATGGAGATTACATCTTTATCTGCATCTAGCATTTTAAAAATAGTTTTTGGATTGAAACTGATATCAGAGTCAATAAACAAAAGGTGAGTTGCATCACTTTCTAAGAAACCAGATACGCAAAGATTTCTACCTTGTGTAACCAAAGATGATTTAATTATAGAATAGTTTGCTTTTACCTTTCTATGAAAACACTCACTATTTAAATTTAACAAAGCCTCTACGTAATGCAAAGATACTTCTGAATGGCAAGGTGTACCCACATACAAATGTGGTTTCTCTTTGTCAGACATTGGTCTGTCTTTCCATATGATTTGTTCTGTATCACCGTCTTTAAGATTTTGCACTTATAACTCCTTTCAAAAAATTTTCCCATTCTTTACCCTTTTTGTTCCAATCATAGAATCTTTTTGCGTATGCTTGTTGAGCATTTAAATGATCTTCAATGTATGGTTCTCCTAATTGATCAGCACAAATATCAATAGCATGAGCAAACGTCTCTGCTAACTTTTTATAATCTTGTGTAAAATTTACATATACTGGCCACTCTGCACATGTCTCATATAATGCTCCATAGTTTGTTGTAATCATGTAAAGTCCTGCAGACATTGCTTCAAGAGCACCTATACAAAATGTTTCTTCCCAGATGCTAGGATGACACCAGATGTCATAGTTTGTTATATTTTCTAATATGTATTCGTGTGGTTTGTATCCAATATAATTTACATTAGGTAATGTTTTTGCCTGATCAAATAAGTGATCATACTTGCCTTTACTAGCATTACTAAACTCACTACCATAAATTTCTGTGCTTGAATAAACATCTAATGTAACATTTTTATTATTTACATATTGCATCGCACCAAGCATGACATTTAAACCACGCCAAGGTGTAGAGTTATATAATATTTTTATTGGTTTACCTTTTACATAAGGTTTTCTCGTAGGAAAATTGGTGCAACCGTTTTTAATAACCATTGATTTATTTTGTGGTACATTAAAAATATATCTAAACTTTTCATAACACCAATGAGAATTAAATATATACCATTCGTATTCACTATGTCTGTCTGGATTAGCAAAAAAACTTTGTAGGTTTGGTTGATCGTAAGAATTCTTTTGCCAAAGAATATTAATTTTGTTTGGATCCAAAGGTACTTTACCAGGAATAGATGTACAAATTTGAAACTTATCCAACAAAGAATTGTCACAATGTTTGTACAGCATTTCAAGCTGTAGCTCTGTGCCGCCTCTTGGTTGCATTATTCTTTTGTTTTGCCAAAGAGTGTTAATTTAGCAACAGTAATCTCCACGTGTTGTGAAAAATCATCAGCAGTCGTATCTGTGTTTGTATCAGCTACGTCAGCATCAAAAGCTGCCTTTGATTCGTATACTTTACCAGTTCTTTTATGCTTAATAACTTCTTTTGCCTCTGCTGGTATTTTTTTTATTTCACTCATTTTACTCCTATTCTAAGTTCATAGTTAAAGATAATTTGTTCTCCGCCTTGTCTACAACTTGATGAACAAAACCTTTTGGTATGACTAATGTTTTTTGTGGTTGTAATACAATTATTTGTTTGCCAATTAGCCACGTAGTCTTACCGTAAATCTGTTTGACTATTACATCATATTCATGTTTGTGTCCACCGAAACTTGGTGTATTACCTGGTCGTGAAAAGTAAAAGTTACACCACATTTCTGTTCCAGTGTGCTTATGCAAAAACTCTCTAAATTTTCTAAGGTCATGATTTAAATCTAAAACATTAGATATAATGCTTGTAAAACCTTTTTTAAAATAATCATACCAGGAATCAAATACAAACTCTCCATTGATATTATAAAAGCTTTTGGTTTCGATTGTTTTTAAGTTGTTAATTACTTCAACAGGAAAATAATTTCTATGATTCCACCTATGATTGATTCTTAAAAAATCTAATACTTGTTCTTC